TGGCAGCATTGCTGAATATAAACAGCCGGGCGCATTGCCAACGCTTCCGCCTAATATGGTTCAGAACGTCACGACTACCCATAAACCGCAAGGTAGCAACATGACTTCATACGGTGACGTTTACATTACTGCACCGAACGGAGTTACACCGGACCAATTAGCTGAATGGGATGAACTCAATGCCGGATAGTCATTTATCAGAAAGCAAAAAACACATCGACATCAAAGTGATTGATGGTGGTTGGGATATGGACGCGGGGCAACAGCCTGCCGAGTGCAGCGATTTATACAGTATCGCGCAAGATATCAAACACGCCATTATGGAGTCAGGTTTGGCGCGTCAATTGGTGGCGGAGCGTAACCCAGCCTTGCGCAGTGATGTAATGGTGCAGATAGAGCAGCTAACCGAGCGTGATGTGAGAGTCGTTCCTGGCACTGCCACCGCAACAGAATTAGAAGCGGGTGACATAACCTTAACCGCAACCGCTTATGAATATGGTGATCTAGAACTTTCTGTAGGAGGTAACGGGGCATGAGCAAACGACCAAGTGCAAACTTTATCAAGATTTTAAGTGAGTCGGGTGTACCGGTAACCGAAGATGAATTCGAGGCCAAACTAAAATTAGAAGTGGTAGGCGCTGGCAGCAAGGTGTCTAACGACTCTGAAATGTCGCCGTTTTGGCGATGGGTTCGTGCTGCTGTAGTTACACCATGTGTGTGGCTGATCAGAACACTACTAGCAGAACACGTCATGCCAAATCTGGTTGTGGCAACGGCAGAGCGTTGGGCTTTAGAGCTGAAAGCTTGGGATCATGACATTGAGCCGAAAGATGCTGAGAAAACACAAGGCAATATCACTTTAACCAAGGCGAACGCGGCTGATGCCGTAACGATAGATGTGGGTAAGGTGGTGCAAACCCTGCCGATTGATGGTGTGGTGTATAAAGTTCGAGTGCTTGCTGAAACCGTGATTGAAGCTGGTCAGCTAACGGGCAAAGTATTGGTTGAAGCATTCGAAGCTGGCGCAGCTTTTAATTTACCTGCCGGTTACTTCAATATCATTCCAGAAGAGATCCCTGGCATTGTCGATGCGGTTAACGAACCTGACTGGATAATCCAATTAGGCGCAGATGCTGAAAGCAATGAAGAACTGGCACTGCGTATTCAGAACGCTTTCACCAGTTCAGGTGAGTGGCATATTGATGATGTTTACCGCTCTATTATTTCCAGTGTTGCCGGGATTCGTAGCGACAACATCTATTTCAACAATACAGGTGAAGTGACGCCGGGCACTGCAGAAGCGTTGATCTTGATGGAAGTCGGAGCAACACCGCAGCCCGTTCTTGACCAGTTAAATGACCACATTATGGCTAAAGGGCATCACGGTCATGGTGATGTGCTGACTTGTAAGGCTATTCCAGATACTGAGCACGATGTGATCGCCGATGTTGTTTTGGTGGCCAACTTAGACGAAGCAAACAAAGTTAACGAGCTGCTGGAAGTCGAAGACCGTATCAGGGCAGCATTTCGTGAGACGGCAGCTTATCCAGAAATGACCCGCGCAAAACCAGAAAGCCGCTTTAGCCTTTCTCTGCTTGGTACTGATATTCACACCAATATGGAGCAGGTCGAATCGGTAAAGTTCACCGTAGGCGGGAAGGTTCAAGAGGACATTATCAGCGACCTAGAGCAACCACGTTTGAAAACGCTAACGGTAAGGTCGTAAGCCATGTCTGAACCTCAAAGCGATAACCAAGAGCAACATGCACCAGAGTTACCGGAAACGGTTATTCCATGGTGGCAAGACGGAAGCACCACATCGGAAGAAATAAAAGAGCCGCACTTTCTATCAAAAGGCGTGTTCGCATTCTTCCAAATGGTTTGGGGTTGGTTGCTGTTCCCGCTTCGCCAAATGGATGCGCTGACATGCTGTGAAAACACCTTGGAGCTGATGGCTTGGGATAGAGACATCAAACGCTTTGAGGGGGAGCCGCTTTCGCTGTTTCGTAAACGAGTGAAATACGCTGCTGTGAATGCCAAAGACGCAGGCAGCGTTGCAGGGTTTAAACGAATTTTTGAAAGATTGGGCATTGGTATCGTTGCGTTTAAAGAGCGTGAAGATGCAGTGCAGTGGGATGTTTGCACTATTGAGCTAACAGACGGTGATATTTCCAATAACACCAAGTTGGTTCAAACACTGATTGAACAGTATGGCCGGACGTGTCGCCGTTACCGCTTTCAAGTGACGTTCCCGACAACCTTAACCGTTGCCAGTGGTGAGTTCTCACACCATTTCAGCCTGTTTTTAGCAGAGACTAAACAAGCCGTTGAAATGAATGTGAAACCACAGCCAGTTGAACATCAACAACAAGTCTTTATTGCCAGCCTTTAGGTTGCGACCTTTTATCGGTATCGAGGAGGTACCCAATGAGCCAAACGGCAATCCCGCTCGAATTTGAGCGTTACCTGCAAAATCAGATCAGTGTCGGTAATGCTCCTGACATGAACGAAATGATTTTTGCGCACATTCCGGGGTTAGACCCAAGCCAGCCAATTAACCGTGGAAATGGTTTGCCTGATGTTTCGCTATGGGTTCACCAACAAGACATCGACCAAGTGGGCAAACTTGGTGACAACGCACTGGCGTATTCAGTTGTGATCCCCGGGACCGTTGCAGAGTTCACCTTTAACGCGATTTATCTACGTGACAAGAATGTGCCTAGTTCTTGCGGAATGGTGGTGCACAAAGCCGAAGAAACCAAAGAAAACGGTATGGCTAGCACTAAGTCATTGGTGCAAGCCTATGACGGAGCCGCACAAATCGCTGGAATAACCGTTGATGCTTCGACTTGGCAGATTGACTATCAAGCACGTTTGAATGGCATCGAAGAAGACCACCGTTTGGCCTGTTTAGATAACTACGGTCACACGGCTTTTGTGGATGGGTTTGATGTAACCCAGCAAGCTGACCCGCACAAATACAAAGTGACACCGGGTGTTGTTTATGTCGGTGGATTACGTGGTGTGTTAACAGGTGAAGTGCTGCAAATCATCACCACAAAACCAAATGGCTTGTATGTAGATGTCGTTCGCCAAGGTACTGCGCTTTCAGTGTGGGAAAACAAAGTAACAATCGCAGTTTCTGAAACCGAGCTAACCGATTATATCGACGGCAACGGTGATAAGCACTATGTCGCTAAACTGGCTGGAATCAATGCCGATGGCTCGGTGGTTGATTGGCGGGTTAAAGCTCATAACGAGAATCTCATGCAAAGTATGGTAGGTATGGTTGTTCCATTTCATATGGAAGGGGAGAAAAAAGGATGGCTAGATGCTAGAGGTGGTGAGTTTTCAAGGACAGTAGACAAAGTGCTGTGGGACTATGCGCAAACAACGGGCTTAGTTGTTGTTCAGTCACTTAAAGATTCAGAGCCTATGAAATATGCGATGTATTTTGGTGACGGCGATGGTTCAACTACGTTTGCCGTTCCAAATCATCACGCTGGGCATTATGTTCGTGGTACCCCAAGCGGGGTGGCTCATGGTGAAACGCAAGGTGATGCGACTCGGAAGATTACAGGTTCATTTGTAAATATTCTTTATCAGGACAACGGTGGGAGTAGCAGTATTAACCCGCAAGGTGCTTTTCATGCGCCAAATGTAGGTGGCTACGTAGCAGGAACGACTTCAGAAAAACCATTAAATGGTGTGGATGGTGTCGGTTTCGACTCATCGAGAGTGACACCCACCGCAAGTGAAAACCGCCCATACACTGCAAACCTTTCTATTAAAATTCACCGAGGATGGATGTAATGAAAATAGCTTATCACTATGACGACAAAACATTCGTTTATGCGGGAGAAAGCCGGGTTCATAAAGTGACTGGTTATGACAAGTATATCTTGCCTCAGTTCGCGACTTGGGTTGTTAAACCAGAGTTTGACGAGGAAACTGAACAAGCTAAATTTGATGTTAGAAACCAGAAATGGCTTGTTGAGTTAAAGCCTGTTGAAGTAACGGCTCACCATAAACAAACGCACGAAACAAAAGTGTTTGATGATGCATCTCTAGTGGCTGATGAATACACGTTAGAAAAACCATCAACCCAATTTGACGAATGGATTAACGGCGTTTGGGTAACCAACCAAAGCAACAAATACATTGCTGAATATAACCACGTCGATGACGTTCGCCGAGGTCTATACAGCCAAATTTGTGACCCTTTAAAGTCTGAAGCTATCGATAAGGCTGATGATGGTTACAACGATGAAGCTAATGCCCTCAAACGCCAAGCTAGAGAAGCAAAAAAGAAAATCCAAGCCGAACACCCTTGGCCGACTCCGCCAGAGCTTTCTTCCGAGGTATAAGCAGTATGTGGAAACAATCCCCACTAAGTTGGCCTAGCAGTTCGCAAGCAATTCAAACCAGTGCCGAGAAGGTAACAGACCAAATCGGCATAACAATGAATAATGCCGTTAGCCGCTTAACTAACCTTGAAAGTGACGCCAGTTATGGGCGTCATTCATTAAGTGACGAAGCGAGTGCATTACTTGGGTTGCGTGGTGATCTTGAATTTTTGTTAAGAACTGGCACGGTACTCACCGCCACACCTTATCAGTTTCAAGTTGGTACCAAGTTGGATTCAGGTTGTTACCTAAACCCACAGGCCGCGGTCAAAGTGCTATCTAGCAAACTCCGTGATCATGCTGACAAGTACCGACCTTCACCTAAAATCAATGGCGGCAATCTTCATTGTGTCGCGCTTATGGTGACCGCCTCGCAATTAGCATAGTTCGCTAATCAGTTGGCGGATCTTGTTTCCGTATTTCCTTTACCAGATTGGTTTCAGGTAGCTAGACAAACCCAAGCACTAGTGACCAACGAAACCGACAAACTTCACCAACCTGCAGCAATCGCTCAACCTCGCTTTAAACCCATGGCGAAACTCAATGCCAATCCATTGCAGAACACTTTGCATTGGCAAGGGGCTCAAATCGCCGCATTGGAATCGTTAGCCGATGATGCAAGCAATGTGATCGGTAAACTGCAGATACTCGCCACAAAGCGAGCCAACAAGCTTAGCGATGTCAAAGCCCAGATAAATGCACTTAAAAACCTAAAAGGCAGCGTTTACGCTTTGTCTGTTACTGGCAGTGCTGAAAGCATCGCAACGCAGATTAGCCAAGCGGGTGCGCCAAACAATCATCAATTCACCGTGGCGAGTCTATTACTTAGCCATGAACCAATGACGTTCTTTGAAGAACTGCTTTGTTAGATAAAGCTCTGTTAGGAGGCAAGTTATGTTAGCTCTCAACGGTATGCCGGTTAACTTAGACTCGATGAAAGTTGAAATGTCATTGGAGTTAAAAGACCAGGACATGAGCGGCCAATCATCGGGTACCGATACGGCTGAGCAAGGTGATAAAGGTAAGAAGCTGACCTTCAGTGGTCGTATTCCTTTTACTCGTATAGATACACTTACCCAGTTGTACTCGTTTGCTTCAGATAAAGATGAAACCAACACTCGCCGCGTTTATCGAATCGGTAGTGACATCGCGCTAGCACTCAAGATTCGCAATGTAAAATTCACTGGCCGTATCAACGCCAGAGAGCATGAAACCCTGCAGGCGTGGAATGTCTCTTTCGAGCTGCGAGAGTACAACAGTGTCGCCGAGCAAAAAGAGCAGCGAGCTAATGAGCAAAGCAAGCCAGAACAACGCGAAAACACGCGGCTGCAACAGGCACTTACCAACGCAGAGGAAGCAACGCAATGAAGCTAGAGAAACGCCTGTTTATCAGTGGTGAAGAAGTCAAACTAGTGAGCAACATGGTGAGCCTAAAGCTATCACTAGGCAGTGTTGCTATCTTCGAAGTTGAAACCAAGGCAAAGCCAGAGCAGTTTACGTCTGTACGTTTTGATATTGGTTATGAGAACAAAACCGCCCCTTGGTTTGAAGGGTATATCGACAAAGTTCAACCTGCAGCCAACGGCTACCACAAGCTCACGGTCAAAGAGCTAACAGGCATCTTGTCTAAACGTTGGGCTGTCAGCTTAGAGCATCCAACCGCAGAGCAGGTGTTCGACACCCTTTCAGGTTTAACAGGGCTTGAGTTCAACTTGCCTGATGCGGATTACATCAAAACCACCATTCCAAACTTTGTTAGCCAGGGAACGGGCTATCAATGTTTAGAACAAGTCGCCAAGGCGTTCTCTATTCCTGATTGTGTTTGGTTTCAACATACTGATCAGTTGGTTTACTTCGGTTCGTATCAAGATAGTCACTTCCACAATAAACCGATGGCACTACCGGAAGAGTTCACCAGTCGTCAAAGTGGTAACAGTGTCACTTTTATACCATTCCCAATGCTTAGGCCGGGTAGAGCCATGAACGATAAGCGCGTAAATCGAGTTGATTTAATTCAAGACGAAATGACCGCATATTGGAAGGCTGAGCAATCCGAAGTTCCACCAAAGAAACGTGAAACGCTGCAGAACTTCCCTGAGTTGGCGGCGGGGTTTCATTTGCCTAAGTTTGGCCGTGTTGAGGCAGTAAGAGACACCGCAAAAGCAGGTCAGGTCACAGACCCATTTCGCCCAAGGTATGCGGTAGATGTTCAGGTGTTAGATGAAGACTTAAATCCAGATATTAACGTGCCTGTTTATCGTTCTATCCCATTGCCTGTTCAGATGAGTGGACATGAATCCGGCTTGATGGCTTACCCACTTGAGGGAACGCTTGTCGAAATCGCCTTCGCCTATGGTCGCAATGACAGACCTATCATCCGTGGTATTTATGGCCGTGAATATGCGTTGCCGTCGATAGAGCCGGGGGAACAACTGCAGCAACAACGTGAAGAAGTAAGCAACCGAATCGATGCCGCAGGAAATACAACCCAGCAAACTGACCAAACTCAACAGCACAAAGCGTTTGAAAAGCGAGAGCAAGCGGAACGATTCAAAGGCGAATTTGGTCAGCAGCATATCTTAGTTGATGAGCACAGCATTGAAGAAGTAGTCGGCAAAAAGCTGATTGAAGCATTAGGCGCAATAAACCTAATTGCAGGTGATGACATCGTGCTAGGCAGTTTAGGAAACATGCAGACAGCTACCGCAGGCGAATTAGTGGAGACGATTGGCAAAGTTCGCCGAAGCATTGCTGCAGAACACCAATGGTTACAAGCACCCAAAACATGGATTGGCTCTAAAGAAGAGAACGTGCTGATTTTGCTGTCTGAACTGATGCAGGTAGTGAAAGAACTAGCGGACACGCTGGCCAGCCATACACACAGTGGAATAGTAATTGGTAATGCATCCACTAAAGTGCCGAGTCAGGCCAGTACTATTAGTGAACATGGTGGTGATGGAGAGAATTTGAGATGGAGACTAGACGTAGTTATCCAAAAGTAACCAACGATTAAGTTGAATATGATTTGTTCCCTGTTTGTGATCATCGAGTTCGCTTGCTTCTAAAAATTCAGGTAACCTTATGATTTGTAGTTATAAAGCTAAGGTACCCTATGAATAAAACATTACAGAATACTTATTCGAAAATACAACTATATATCTATGGTGACCAGTCAAGTGATGTCCTTAGGGTGAGTGAATTTGTTATTTCAAAATCTAAGATTAAAGAGCCTTTTAGTGTAGATTCAGCGTCTAAAACTAAAGAACTAAACGGCATAGGTATATATCGAATAGCCGAAATATTAAGGGAGATATGCTTAGACCCAGCAGGTCCAAATTCAATGGAACGGTTTACAAATATTGATACTTCAAACGGACACTGCGAGAATGGACTGTGGGCTCTAAACCCGCTATCATATTATGGATATCTGACATATCAGTCAAACCAACATGCCATAACCGCATATTGGATAGCGATAGCGACGCTCATGATTACACTTCTTGGAATGGCAGTAAGTTAGTTTTATTCATTTATCAGTTAATTTACGACAATGTTTCCTCAAAAGCCCATGTCATTTTCTAATGAGATTTAATGCGTCAGTCAATTCCATTTCTAATTGAGCAAACTCTTTTGCTGCAGACATATAGATTCTATCGTCTTGTAAGTCTGTTTTAACATATAAAAGATCGTCTAAAACTGTATTCAAAGTACCTTCCAATACAGAAGCATCGTCAACGTTGTCAGTGAAGTAATCTTTACGCCAAAAAAAGGGCCCTAGAATAGTAACGCAATCGAAAGATGTATCATTATCAATTCGGTCTAACCACATTAACTTATATGCTTTATTTAGTACTTTTACGAAAGATTTATCGATCAGTGGGAGGCTTACGCTAAATCCACCAACCCCACTGGTTTTCAGTAGGGTGTATTTTAGATAATCTTCTACTAATGGTTCTAAGAATATTTCTGGCATAACAAATGTCCGATCGGTAAATTGATTTAAGTGATTGGCAATATTGACTAACCGATTAAGATCTCTCTGGATGTCAAAG